CTCCGAGCAATCGCCAACTCAGCTTCGAGCTCGGCAATACGCTTGCGCGGATCGATGTCGTTCTTATCTTCGGGGCGGTCTGCGCCGCCCTCGCCATTTCGTGCAGCCATAATTATCTCCTTGCTAAAAATCATTGCGCCGCAGGCGCGTCCACGTTCTCCACCGTCGCGGTAATCACCGCCGCCGTATTTTCCGAAGCAGCCCCGCCGAGAGGCGGAATCGTCATGACAGGTTGCGTGTCATCTAGGCGCAACCACATCGGCGTGCCGACCGCGTACTGAGCGAGAGCATCGGCGAGGTCGACAGTGATCGCGGCCGCAAAGCCGGTGCCGTCCACCGCGATGAGGTTGACCGTAGAAGGTTGGGTGCCGTTCGACTGCAGGACGCCTGGAACAACCGAAGCGACCTGCATCGCTTTAACGAATTCCGTTGCCATCATCAGCCTTGGTTGGCCGTGCCGGCTTGATAACCCGGAGCGAACGCACTCGATGCCTCAACCCGAGCCAGGAAAGACTGGTTCAGGATGATCGAGCCGTAGAACACCTTCCACGACACGACACGCGTCTGGTTGAGCGGATCGCTCTTGTCGGCGCCGGTCAGGTAGTGGAACTCCGGGTTCTCCAGCAGCACCTGGCCGTAGCTGTGGTTGCCGATGAAGATGGTCGGGAACACGGTCACACCTGTAGCCGGAGCAGCCGGAGGCGTCTGCGCATTCCCGATACCCGTGATCGTCACGGTTTGGTTGGGCGCCAGCTGCGTGGCTTGGCCAGCCAGCGGGCCAGTGGTCGGACCGGAGGCCGACAGACCCAAGTTGGCAGGGTTAGCCGACGTGCCAACGTAGACGTTGAACACGTATCCCACCAACTGCGGCAGGGCAACCTGGATGGAGCCGGTCGGGCCAGTCACGGAAATCGAGGTGGAGACCTGATAGATCTGCTGTTCAACCGATGTCTGAGCCGGCGAGGCAGTGACCTGGACGTAATAGGTGCCAGTGGCCAGCGTGCCGCCAGAAGCGGAAGCAGTGCCGTTGATGGCGGCCACGCCGGTCCAGTACGGCATCATGTTGGTTTCAACGAAGCGCGCGCCGTTGAACGGGCCCAGCTCGTTGTTGTACAGGCGGTTCACGTCGCTGTACGCCCAGGCCTGCTGCACCGAGCTGTTCTCGCGCATGTCCTGCGCGGAAAGCGGGTGGATCAGCGCCACGTAGTGCTGCGTCATAGCCGGCGAACGTGACGGGTCGCGATACGCGCCGGCCTCGATCATCATGTCTTCGCGCTCGTCGCCGTTGAAGCGCGGCACGCCGAACGTGAGCATAGAGCCGACCACGCGGTTGACCTCATGCGGACTCATGACGTTCGAACCAGACAGAGCCGCACGGTTGGCAGCGTTGCCGGCAAAGTTTACTTGCGTGGCCGACAACAGGGTGTTGAGCGTGTTGCGCTCCAGCGTTTCCGGCATTTGAAGTGCAACGAGTTCGCACGCTTGCTGGAACAGCGGATGCTTGATCGTCAGGTTGGCCACGTCAGTGATGATGACGCGGTCGCCCCACTGCTGAGCGGTGGCCGTCACCTGCTGCAGGGTCATGGCCTCGCCCGGAGGTGCCACGCCTTCCTGCAGCGGTGCAAACGGCAGAGGCAAACGCACATAGCGCGATGCGGTGTAAGTCGTGCCGCGGTTGGTGTCCAACTTCAGCGGCTTGCCGAACTGGTACGCAACCAGTTGACGGCGAGACAACGGCTCGACTTCTTCCTGGATGTAGGCTTCGACATCCGAGGTGAAGCTGCTCGACTGGTTGGTGACGCCAGGAAGCAGGAACCGGCCGAACCCACCGACCAGCAGCCCCAGCAGGAAGATCAAGAGACCTCGAGCTTTCATGTTGCCCCTCCTTTTGGGGTTTTAGATGTTGATGTTCGCCAGGCGCTCAGCGCGCTTCTGGTGTTCGTTTTTCCCGCCGCGCGCCGTGACATCGGTCTTTGCGCCAGGTGTGCGTCCACGCGGCAGGTCAGCTGGCGGCGCTTTCGGCTTGGCCTTCAGCTTTCCCTCCGCGATGTCCTTGCCGAGCATGAAGTAATACAGAGCTTCGCGCGGTGCGTTTTGCCCACGCTGACGCAGGGTCGTCAGCTCCTGCTCAATCCGATCGGCGTACTTTGAGCGACGCGGATCCGATTGAAACTTGGACTGGAATTGCGCTCGATCGCTCACGTCCTGCGCATGACGCAGAGCCTCTTCGGCCTGGCGCTTGTTTTCACGCAGTGTGCGATTGGATTGAATCTGCCAGCGCTCAAGGTCCGTCAGGTCGGACGCGCGCAGGCGCTCTTCCTCGCGCTGAAACTCTGGGTCGGCCTGCGGTGACGGTGCCGGTTGACTGTTGCGAAGATTGTCCGCGTAGCGCTTGGCGGCCTCGACTTCGGCTTCTAGGCGAGCGAGACGCTCACGCGAGTCGTCGCCGCGACGTGCGCTTACCGGCGGGGTGGGCTCATCATCGACAAGATCGCCGATCGGATCATCCAAATCATCGCCGCTACCGTCACCGAGAGCGCCAATGTCGGCAGGAGGATCGACAGGAGGATCGCCTGCATCGTCATCAACAACGCGAGCCAGCAGAAAGCGCAACAGTTTGGAGGCGTATTTCTTCATGGCCGTGTCCTTAAACCGTGGCAGCGCCGCCGATGTTCTGCATCGTCAGCGTTGTGGCCGAAGACACCGTCACTTGGAATTCACGCCAGGTGTTCTGCGCGATGGTCGCGGTGCCGTTGACGGTGACGCCAGTGCCGCCCACCAGGGTCCACGAGAATGCGCCGCCCGACGTGTTCAGGATGCGTACTTTCCAGCTTGATCCAATGACGGGCGAATTCGGACCAAACAGGGCACTAATGAGTGCGGTCGCTGTCGGTGTGGTCAGGTTCGCGCCGGCACCGAGCGTGCCGGTCATGTTGAGCACACAGTCATTCGCACCAGCCATCTGCGAAACGGTTGCCGTCGTAGCGGTCGTCGCAGCGTTGGTGTTGTACTGCTCGTTTGTCAACGGCGTGATCGCGTTCAGGTTGCCGACGAGAGAACTTTGATCCGGTATGCCGCCCAAGAACACTTGGTTGACTTGCTGCCCTGCGCTGAGGCCCATGGCTGGACTCCTAAAAATTACTTGCCGTTCTAACAATCTTTCCTGAGCGATTCAATGATCTATGGGAGACCGTTAAACGCCGCGCAAAAAATATGCGGTGAACTGGACACTGGACCAATCCAAATTCGCGTTTTGCTGGATCTGTCCAGACGCCGAAACTACTGACTCGAATCCGTCTGTAAAGCCGTCAGGTACGCAACGGACCAAGACATCGCCCACATTTAAGCCCGCGACGCTAACAGCCCCTTTGGTTGTGGATCCGCTGAAATTTGCCTTAACGATCGTTGCGGTTGCCGTAGTTGTTGCCATTACCTAATCCTCCGCGCCCGAATGAATCCAGTGGCGTTGAGCGTACTGGTCGTGAAATTTGCGATGACTTCCAAATAGACTGTTGTTGTCGCGGACAACGAAACCCTTACGACGGGGCTTGCCGTGGTCTGGCCCGTCCCTGTTGTGGAATAAGCGGGAGATACGTAACTGCCAATTGGCCCGAAAGTCCCTGATACCGTGGATATACCGACAACCCATGAGCTGAGTACCGTGGCTCCCGAAGGGGCCAGTTGAGCAACGCCACTTACATCCCAGTCGCCAGCCGTCAAACTGAGGGATATAAGGTTTGTGTTGACGCCCGACGTCATCCCTGTACTGGCTGAGGTCGCGGTTTGATATTCCCCGACGCTCCCGGCATTGGCGTTGTCGTTGGTAGTTGTCCCGACAATGCCTCCCGTTGACTGCGGAGTGATTGCCCCAGTGAAGGTAAGGCCAGCTACCGTAGTGGAGAACGACGGATCTGCGGAGGAGCCCTGAGAAACAAGGGGCACACCGGTTGAAGCATTCGGCCCGACTGTCGCAACGCCCCCAGTTCCTTCGCCGACAATGACGCCGTGCGCTGTCAGAGTCGAGCGACCTGTGCCGCCAGAGGCCACCCCTATCGCAGTGGAGGCCGTCAACGTTGTGAACGCGCCGGCATTGGGCGCCGTACCTCCGATGGCCGGTGGGGAAGCCAGGTAGTTAGAAAAGCCCGTACCGCTGACGCTGCTGCTCGCGCTAAGCGTCGTGAACGACCCAGCTGCTGCAGTGGTTTGCCCGATCGGCGTGTTGTCGACTGTGCCGCCGGTGATCGCAACATTGTTCGCGTTTTGCGTGGCGATTGTGCCCAAACCTAGGTTCGTACGCGCGCCGGCCGCCGTGCCCGATCCCGTACCACCGGACGTGATCCCCAGGGGATTGGCGGTGAAGTTGACCGCTCCTGTCGCTGCCAAACTGGTAACGGTGGCAGCCGCTGGAGTCGTCCCTCCAATCACAGCGCCGTCGATCGTCCCGCCTGTAATGGCAACAGCATTGGCATTCTGGTTCGCCATCGTGCCAGCCGCCAGGCCGTTCACTTTGGCGACGGTCGGATTGGGGTACGTGCCGGACAGATCTCCGCCTGCTGCGCCGGATGGTGGCTGCGTCGACAGCGTGTTGACGAAGACCAGGAAGCTTTTGGTCAGGTAATTGAAGCCGTTCTGGACGCTCTCGTACGTGACACCAGTGCCGTTCGACTGGGCTTTTGGCGGGGCTAGGGTGAATTCGTCTGCCATGGCTCACCCCTTCGCCAGGCGCGCGATGCGCGGCTCGAGCGTTGCATCGTTGTATCGACCGCGCATGCCGCGCAGCACGCGCAGCAAGGACTTCCGATGGCCGCGCTCGCATGCGTAGCGATCGGCAGCCAGTTCCTGGGACAACACCAGGGCGCGGGTGGCCTTCGGCGCCCACAGCGGCGCGCCGATCAGAGCCCAGAGCATGCGGGTCACACCATGCCAATGCGCGATGTGGCCTTCCTCGTGCGCGAGGATGGCGCGTTTCTCATCAGCCGGCCGGCCCATGAAGCCGGGGCCCACGCGCACGCATGCCAGTGGGCCGAACGCGATCGCTTCCGCGACGAACGGAGGACCGACTTGCGCCGAATCGTTGAACAGGGATTTCTCGCTGTAGACGATCTTCATCGCGGCCCCGCCATTGCATCTTGGATATGGTCCGGGTGGATGGCGCCCGGGGGCTGCTGCGGCCGCGGCATACTCGGTTGCGCACCGAGGCGCGGCGTACCTGCCACGCCTGGCCCGGCTCCACCCGGTACGCCGGGCATTCCTTGAGGCTGCTGCGCGCCCATCTGCTTTTGCAGCTTGGTCTGCATCGCCTTCATGTGCTCCATGATGTGGGCCCGGAACTTGCCAACCGGATCTCCTGTCATCACGGCGCCGCGCTGATGGGACTGGATGTGCTGGGCGTCCTCGTCGGCCTCGTGCACGATGGCATCCAGGCCGTTGTGCATCATGAGGTTCTCTTCTTCGGGATCGATCGTGAACAGGTTGCGCTCGTCGATTAGGATCCGAGGCGCCACGTCGACGCCGAAGATCTGTTCGGTGCCGAACTCCAGGATCGGTGTGACATCCAGCTTGCGGCCGTTGAGTAGCTGAGGCGGTACGCCGCGCAGCACGTTCATCCACGCGATCATCTGCTGCATGCGCTGCATGCCCATCACGTAGGCCGTGCCACTCCAGCGGAAGAAATAGCGCTCACCGAAGGCCTGGGGCGGGATCTCCTGGAGACGCTTCTGCGTGCCGGTCTCGCCCATCGTGGCCACCGTCAGCTCCTTGGTGCGGAACTGGCGATCGAGCTCGAACAGGTCTTCGAGCAGGGGATTGAGCATCACCTCCTCGTAACGCTTGGCGTAGTCGATGATGACCAGCTGTTCCTGCTGCGCCATGGCGCCCATTTGCGCGGCGTTCTTCCGGCCTTTTCCCTGCGCCGGCATCATGGCCTCCGTGACTTCCAGGGACTCCATGATCTGCGCCTTGATTGCTTGGCACAGGCCGATGGCGTCCTTCCACAGCGCGGGGAACTGCGCGAACTTGGTCTTGTTCGGGTCGGCCAGCCACACGGCTGCCAGGCCCATCACCATCGACTGGTAATTCGGCTGCGCCAGCGGGTCAGTCATGACGATGGGCAGCAGTGCGTATTGCGCGCTGTCCTGACCCATGTTCCAGTAGTCGTTCAAGTTCCACTGCAGGTACTTGACCGGCTCGATCTTCGAAATGCCGAAGAACGATCCCTGCACGCGCTCGATCGGCGCGGAGCGCACCGGCCGTCGGCCGGACCATCGCGGATTGCGGATGATGCCCAGGATCTCGTTCTGACCGGCGTAGTAGACGTACACCGGTTCCTTGACGCCTTCGCCCAGATCCAGGTCGGTGTGCGCCTCGAAAATCAACGCGTACTTGTACGTGCCCTCAGTGCGCACGCCTGCGTCGCTCGTGCGGCGCTTGGGTGGATTGTGCTTCTCGCGGCTGTTGTCGGGCTTGGCCAGGCGCTCCATCAGCTCAGTCGCGCTAACCCCGACGAACACGCCCTCATCGATGAGCTGCTGCACCTTGTCGGAAGACATGCGCAGGCGGATGCAGGTGGCTTCCGCTTCCTCGATGCTGTTGGTCGTGGGCGGATAAACCGCCAGGTCCTCGGTGGCGAAGGGCACGATCTCCGGGCCCTCATCGATTACGTCCGAGGTTTTCAGCTCGAATTCTTCGTCGCCCGCCGTGTCCTGTGCCTCGATGCCGTCTTCGGATTCGAGCGTCGGCGGCTGCGAGATGACCTCGGTGACGCGCCGGTAGCTCTTGGTCCAGTCCAGGTACAGGTTCCACTGACCCGTCACGTCGCCAGCCAGCAGATCAGCGCGCACCGCGTCCTTAAGCCGGCACTTGCGGATGTAGTGCTCGAGCAGCGCCATCTGCGCCCACGGTGAATCACCGGTGGGGCCGGTCACGTCGACGTGCTTGTGGTTGGTGGGGAAGAGCTGATTCAGCGCCCGACGCATCCGCATGTGGATGCCGTCGCGCACGGCGGGGATGTAGCAGGTGGAGTTGCCCGAATACTGCTGGTTCTCGTCCGGCTGCGCGTTGTAGATGTTCCAGTATCCTCCGGCTACCGGAAGTCCTCAAGGTGGTCGGCCTGAGCCGGAGCACCGTGTACGCCCGCATTCAGGCCAAGGACTTCCCTACCCCTATCAAAATGGGGCGATCAGCCGGCTGGATCGAGTCCGAGATTCAGGCTTGGATTGAAGGACGGATTGCAGCTGCGCGTGGCACAACCTGAATAAGCCGGTGGATGACCTTGCGCCCTTAGCCCGAGCGCCTACACTGGCTGGGTTACGCTGATGGTCGGCACGGTTGCAATACCACAGAGCCCGCTTGCGCGGGCTTCTGTCATTGGGAACCTCAGGATGAAGATCACTCTGATCAAGTGGGCGGAACAGAATTTTGACCCGCCTCCGCATATCAGCACCCTACGAGCTTGGGCACGCGATGGGAAGATTTATCCTCCGCCGTTGAAAGTAGGAAGGACATACTACGTCGCAGAAGACGCACTTCATATCACCGAATACGAACAAGGTCCCAGACTCGTTCATCGACTTGGCCTCGAGAAATTTCCGAAGTAGGCCCTACTGACGCTTGACGGCAGCTACCACCCGCTCGTTCAAGCCGACGCGATAGAGCGTCGCACCCACCCGCTCCAACAAAGCTCGTTCTTTGCCATGGATATTGGCATCGGTGAGAAACGCGGCTAGGCCCGCGATAGCGTCATCGACATCAAGATCGACCAGCTCGTCGAGCGCCAGCCGCTCAAACTCCAGAATCACCTCATCAGGCTCCATAGCTCGCTCCTCCAGTTTGCCACCCAGTGTAGTAGCGTTCCGTCATTGATCGATGGTGCCCCTGAGGTAGGGCCAGGAAACGCACACAGAAGACGCCATTACAACCAGATGTAAAAACAATTCACCGCCACCCCCTCCCAAAGGGGCATGTCACACCCAACCAATGTGACAACATCTTCGCATTGCTATTTTCCGATTAATGATCATGGCACGACGATACGGCAACCCCAAAAATCGCGTCCCGCCTCAGTTCCGTTACCTAGCCGAGGGCGGCCAGGTAGCTCTGATTGCCTTGGGAAGCTTGGTTCTTGCCTGGTTCGTCAATGAGCTGCCCTGCTCGATCATGAAGGGGGTCAGTCCCAAGCTAGTGTGCGAACCGACAATGCTGTGGATGTTCTGGATTCCATTTGCACTGTTCGTCCTCGCGTTCGCGGTGGGTGGATGGCGATATTACAAGGACTACCACTGCGGCGAGCTATGGGACGATTTGTAGAGTAAACCGCTAACGCTCCACATCAATCGCCTTCAGCAGGCCGCCCATAAACCCAATAAAAACAAGGTCTTAGATATGAAATTCGCCGTACAGCAGGCCGCCTCAAAACAGATGCCGCTTGATCTCGGAATTGAGGTTCAGAAAGACATCAACGGGATCGAGATGGGAGTGCTGGACAACGGCATCCCCTATCTTACTCAGCGCGGCCTAGCCGGAATCACTGGTGTCGCGCGCAGCCTAATCCAGACGATCAGCAAGGAGTGGGAGGCTCATTACCATGACGACGTCATTGGTAAAGATCGCATCTCGTACTTCAAGCAATATCTCTTCGAAAAGGGCTTCCATGAGCCCTCGCTTCACATCGAAACCTTGCAAAACGGGACAGTGCACTATGCATACCCGGACATCGTCTGCATGGCTTTTCTGGAGTACTACGCCTTCGAGTCCAAGAGCGATAGCGCCATCGCACTCGAGAACTACCGCAAGTTCGCTGCGTTTGGCCTGCGCAGGTTCATCTACGAGGCCCTGGACTACACACCCGGCGACAAATGGAAGTACCACCACGACCGCGTGTCGCTTCTTAAGGACAGCGCTCCTCCGGGACACTTCATCATCTTTCAGGAAATCACTGGCCTAGTGGTGGACCTTATCAATGCCGACCTGACGGTGAACCATAAGACCATCGCAGACATAAGCGTAGGCATCGCATGGGGGAAGTACTGGACCAGCAACAACCTTGAAGCGCAGTTCGGCAAGCGCATCCAATGGGACCACAACTATCCCGACTACTACCCTCAATCGGCCAGCAACCCACAACCTGCCAATGCATATCCTGATGCGGCCCTCCCAATGTTCCGGCAATGGTTCAAGCAGGACTATTTGCTTACGAAATTCCCGAAATACATCTTGAGCAAAGCAAACATGCTGCCTGGGGGGAAAGAAGAGGCGCTGAAGATCGGGGGCATGTATCAAAACAAGGCTCTGCCACCAAATAAGTAACTACTGCGCGATGATGACCCTGCGGCGCTGACGGCAGCAATTTTAGTCTGGGATCAAGACGCGTCGAAATTCTGAAAACAGGGGTCAGAATGGGGGTCTGGATTGGCTGACGATGGGAGACCCAAACACAGCAAGGCCTTGCGGGAGATGTTTGGCCCCCACCGCTTCCGCCAGGCCCTGGTTCCAAGGCGCTCCAGATTTCTCCCGCACTCTTCCGCGCACCCCAATAGCAACGTCGCAACGGCATGGGGCCGATTTCTATTCCAGCCCGTGCCGTTTTGTCAGTGCCGCGCCGTGGGCCAAAGCGCATCGGCGTGTTCTCCCAGCGCCTCGGCAATGGCGAGGCGAACGCGCTTCGCTCCATTGCCCGCGATGGAAGACGACAGCAATTGCGGCGTGACGTCGTCCAAACCCAGTTTTTCCGAGAGCCCACGCAGAGTGGTCTTCCCGAAACGCTCTTCAAGGAGGCGTTTAACGAGTGGGACAGCGCGGGAAACTTCACGAGGATCCAACGGCAGTCCTCCTGCCGGACTTCTCTTCTTGCGCTCTTTCGGCTTGATCGGAAGATCTACCGATTGAGGAAGAGGATTCTCGGCCATGGAGCGACCCAGATTTGCTAACGCTTCGGCGACGTTTCGCCCGGTGCTGGAGCACATCGCGCCCGGCGCTACCAACACCGCAAAACAATTACCGCGATCTTGGTACAACCTGACCTTGCAAATCAAATCCATATGATTTGAGCGTTAAATCAAAATAGTTTTATTTTTTATTGTTTTATGGAATGAAATAACCTGGCAGCGCTCCGTCATGCCCCGTTGGCAAAGCAGGGACACGAGCACCACCCCAAGCCCCGAGGGGGCTTGAGGCAGGTCGAGCGCGTCAAGACACTCCCCGTTCTTCGAAGTCGGTGTGACTCGTTATTATGTGGTGTTCACCAATCATCTTATTGGTGATCACCCGCGCATCAACGCCGAGCAATATCGCCGAAATGCCAACTCGAAAAAACAGGGTGAATCCGCTCACCCCATTCCTCCGAAGCTGACCTGGCCTGACTAGGCCAAGCGACCTGCTGTTTTCCCCGTTGCTCGCCCTGCGTCGGCTCCATGGAACCGCGCGGGCGCTGAACTTTTTTATTAGGCGTGATGCCGATGCCGAATATTGTCGAGAACGATAACAGACGCTATTCTGGCTGGCACCCTGCTAATTAGAGGGTAAGAACGTGCCGGCACGCCGTTCACGCGAGCCAGCACGCGGGCAATGGGGCAAAGTCGCGGTAATCACAACCTTGTGCAACCGCTTGTCGCTGCCTGAAGACGGCGACCGCACCTGGTAATGCTCCTCGGCGCCTGGCCATCGGTTCTTTGTATTGCAACCCACTGCAGCCGACCATGGAAGTCCTCAAGGATGTAAGCGCGATTGCTTTGGCCAATAGTCTTCCAGACGGCGTCTTTCTGGTCGACGAGCGTGGGCGGATTCGTCACGCCAATGCAGCGTGGGAAGACATTCTTGGTTATCGGCCATCCGAGCTGCTGGGGCAAACCATGCTCGAACTCGTGGCGCCGGACGACCGCGACAGAACGCAAATGCAAGCGGGTCGGGTTCAGGCGGGGGTGAAGTGCAGCGGATTCGAGAATCGCTATCGGCACCAGTCGGGCACCGATGTCCATTTGTCATGGTCGGCACAGTGGAACGTGGAGCATCGACTGCGCATTGGCGTGGCGCGCAATGTCACCGCATTGAGGACGCTGGCGGAGCCCAGTCCGCTGGCGCAACTGCAGGCGCGTCTGGCGCCTCACGAATCCAGGGTGTTGCAGTTGCTGTTGACTGAAGCCGCAGAAAAGCAGATTGCGGAACAGCTCGGTCTGGCCACGTCGACCACGCACTCTTACATTACGGGCGTCTATCGCAAGTTCGGCGTGCGTGGCCGCGCTGGGCTGATGAGCCTGTGGCTCAAAGAGATGCGAAGCCGCTGATACCCGCCCTGTATCACAGCATCGTCGCATCACCATCTGGCACAAATAGCGCGTGCCCCCTGCGCTATACTGCCGCCCGTCACGCACACAACGTGACCTCGGATTGGCGTCCGAGAATATCGCAGGCGGGTATGACCGCCGGTTGGCGGTTTTTTTACGCCCGTACATCAAGCGCCTCCTATGGTCGGGCCTTGGTGGGGGAGCGCTCGCGCTCGCCGGTTGCCTGCGATACCGGTACGCCAACTCTACCTTGTGCCCGGCCACCCTGATTGGCGTCAGGGAGCGGGATACCAACCCATCGCAGGAGGCCCCAACGTGCGCCATGCCATCGCTCGCCCCGAGCAATCGCAATCCCCCTCCCCAGACGGCGGCCGTAAAGTCCAGCGCGAGATTGAATCGCTTCAGCAGCAACGTGCCGACCTCGTGCGAGCGTTGGCAGCGGCCGAAGCATCCGTAAGAACATTTCCCATCGGCTCATTGCAACAGGCCAACGCGCGGGCCCGCGTCACGCGTTTGCAGAGAGAGTTGCGGCGCTTGAAAGCCGCGCTTGGCACGTCAAAGCGGCATCAGGACGTGGGCGTCTTCCTGATCGAGATGTTCCGCGAGCGCGTGTCTTTCAGCGAATGGCAGTGCATCGTGGCCGAGGCGCGACGCCGCCATGATTCAAAGGCGACGGAAGGTCAAATCGGTACGCTCGCTGCGGGGCCGGGCGCACAAAGCTGATATAGTCGCGTCGCCTCCGATTTCTGAACTTTGCGATGTCTCTCGTACTCCGCCGAACCGTCCTCACGTTCGTTGCCGCAGCCTC